ACAATCACGCCATAAGTCGTATACATCTTGTTCACACTCTTTGGCAATCTTCTTCATTTCTGGATCGTCTTTGCCTTGTGACCAAATTTTCAAAACATGTGTGCTTAGGGCTAAATGTTGAGCTTCGTCTCGAGCAATAAGTGAAATAATCTTAGCTGAGCCTTCCATTAGCTTCAGTTCGCCAAAACCAAATGTACATGCAAAACTTACATAGAAACGCAAACCTTCTAAAATGTTTACAGTCATCATTGCTAGATACAGTTTCTTTTTAACATCATGTAAGCTACCTTCGCCTCTATGATTGTAAGCATCAACTGCTTCTACAAATGCATCATAATGTTTAGTAACACTTGTTGCACGAGCAATAATCTTTTCATCATCTAAAATAGTGTCAAACACTTCTGCAGGATCAGCATACACATTTTTCATAATGTGTGTATAGCTACGTGAATGGATTGTTTCAAAGAAGTCCCAAGTAACAATACATCCTTCTAGTTCAGGAAGTGAAACATGCGGCAAAAATGCTAGGCATGGACCACGTCCTTGGACACTGTCGAGCAGTGTTTGATACTTTAAGTTTGCTGTAAAGATATGCTTCTGCTCTGGGCGGAAGTTGGCAAAGTCTGATCTGTCTTTTTGTAGACTTACTTCTTCAGGTCTCCAAAAATATCCAAGCATTGTTTGGTTAAGTTTGTCAAACACAGGAAAACGAAATGTATCGTAACGCTGTGTGTTTTGGTCTGCTCCGAAGAACATATTCTGTTTGGTGAAGTCCACCTTATCTTTGTTAAAAACTGTCTTTGCCATGTGTCTCTTTCCTTACTATGTCTAATAGTATAATACTATCTTTTATTGTGTCTGTCAACAATTAAATTGCACACGAATCACAATACTCATCATATTCGTCATCAGTGCCATTAAAGTCTGTTCGTTCAACTGGTGACTCTTTTACATTATCGTGCCAGCCTACGTTATGTGCAGGTTCATCAATTACAGCTTCACTTGGATCAGTTTTATAATCATAAGTGTTTTGGTAGTAACTAGTTTTCCATCCCATTTTATATGTTGTCAATAGGTCCTGAATCATTTGACTCATAGGCACTTCATTGTTTTCATAATGAGTTGGATTGTAACTCCAGTTACCACTGATAGCTTGGTCGAAAAACTTCTGCATAACAGCAACAGTATTTATATATCCTGTGTTGTTTGGCATCTCCCATAACAACGTGTAGTGGTTCTTTAGTGTATTATACTGTGGAACAATCTGCTTAAGAGGCCCTTTTTTGCTTTTCTTAACGGACAAGTAGCCTCTAGGTGGTTCGATTCCATTTGTTGCGTTCGACACAACGGAACTGCTCTCCGAAGGCATTTGTGCGGACAATGTGCTGTGCCGTAGCCCGTGTTCCCTAATCTGTACTCGTAAAGCCTCCCAATCATAGCTTAACTTGTTCTCCACAATAGTATCGACATCAGTTTTATATGTGTCAATAGGCAGTATGCCATCACTGTATTTAGTACGGTCAAAGTAATCACAAGCGCCACGCTCTTGTGCAAGTGTGTTAGATGCTTTTAACAAATAGTATTGGAATGCTTCTGATAAGTCATGTACTATTTTCCACGCTTTAGGATCAGCATAGTTAACTTTATTCTTAGCTAGATAATGTGCAAGTCCAATGTAGCCTACACCCAATGAACGTCTTGCTTTAGTTGACTTCTCTGCTGCCTTAATAGGATATTTTTGATAGTCAATAATTTCTTCTAATGCTCTAACAGCCAAGTCACATAGTTCTTCTAAGTCATCTAAAGATTTAATTAATCCTACATTGATAGCACTTAAGATACACAATGCAATTTCACCTTCTTCGTCATCAATGTGTTCTAACGGCTTAGTTGGTAGTGTAATCTCTTGACACAAGTTACTCATGTACACTGTGTCTTTGAATGAGCTATGTGTATTACAGTGATCAACATTCATAATATAAATGCGTCCTGTTTCTGCACGTTCTTTGATCAACGCAGAAAATAACTCCATTGCTGGAATAGTTTTCTTTTTGATGCTGTATGCACGTTCGTATTTCTCGTATAGCTCTTGGAACACTTCTGGATCACCAAAGTAAGCATCATACAAGCCTGGCACATCATGTGGTGAGAAAAGAGTTATATCTCCGCCGGATAATAACCTTTCATACATAGTTTTGTTTAACTGTATGCTGTAATCTAACTTACGTACTCTGTTATCCTCTGTACCTTTGTTGTTTTTTAGTACAAGGATGTCTTCAATCTCTTGATGCCAAAACGGGAAGTGCGTAGTAGCACTGCCGCCACGTACACCATTTTGTGTACAACAACGTACTGTACTTTCAAATTTCTTTAGGAACGGAATAATACCTGTGTGTGCTACTTCTCCGCCTCTGATTTTTGCATTGACGCCTCTGATACGTCCTGCATTGATTCCGATACCTGCCCTTTGCGCCGTATAGCGTCCAATAGACATATCGCTGGCAAAGATGCTATCAAGGGTATCGTTAGAGTCAACAAGAACGCAACTTGCAAACTGCCTGACAGGGGTCCTGACGCCAGCCATGACTGGTGTTGGGATATTGATTTTAAATAGTGAGGTCGCATCGTAGTATCTCCTTACATAATACATTCTATCTTCTTTAGGATAGTTAGCAAATAGCGTAGCCGCAATCATCATATACATGAACTGAGGAGTTTCAAATATTTCGTCTGATGAACGATCCTGAACTAGGTATTTGTCAACTACTTGACGTAGTCCTGCATAGGTAAAGTTCTCGTCACGCTTGTGTTTAATGTATGAGTCAAGAGAGTCAATTTCTTCTTTTGTGTATGACTTAAGGATTGCAGGGTCATATACTTTGCGTTGAATATTTTTATTAATCATGTCGTAAAAACTAATAGCATCATATTCACCAAACACTTGTTTGTTTAATGTATACGCTAACAGTCTAGCTGCCGCATACTGATAGTTAGGTGCTTCTAAATTAATTAAGTCATTTGCACTACGGATAAGAACTTCTTGTATTTCTTGTGTACTCATACCATCATAAAATTGTATGTTAGCATTCATTTCGATTAGACTTGCACTAACTCCTGCTAATCCTTCACACGCATGCATTACTACTTTGTGGATTTTATCGATGTTTAAGTGTTCTTTTGAACCATCACGTTTGATGATTTGTGTTCCGTTTGACATGTTTTCTCCTCTTCTCTTTTTAGTTTGTTTGATATTTATTGTAATTTCGGCATGCTGTATTTCTTCTTGATTTCAAAGTGTTCAGGTAAGAATTTAGCATTATCTTGTACTCCGTTAGGGTGTTCGATTAGTGTTTTACCTACGTAAAGTAAGTAGTGGGTCGACGAATTTTTTCTATCTATAACGATATGTATCTCGAACTGATCCTGGGAAAAACGTTCGGTTAACTGTAGTGAATAACACATACCTAGCACGGTACAGAACTCACAGTACTGATTCTCTTTTACAAGTTCCCACGGTGTTGGCCACATACTATTATCCCATGGATCCGTGTGGATACTTACTGTAGGTGCTGTGTTATATAAGTCTATTACATCCTGTATAGGAGTGTTTGATGTTTCAAGATTTTGCCTAAATTCACTCCAGGCTAAAAGTCTGTCTTCATATTTTTTACAAAACATTATTCACCGGCGGCGTCAATTGTTGATTTTCTATTTCTAATTTTAAATTCTATAGTTGACTGATCATCTGATGGCATTGTACTTGCTATTAGTACATCAACTGTTTCGTCTACAGTGTCTCCATCAGCGTCTTGTATAAGTGCTCCAAACGATATTGCATCTTCATAAGCAGATGTCCCAATGTAATCATAATTATCTGATACTGTAACTGTTTTATCAATACCGTTTAGTGTTAGTGTACATGTTCCACTGCGTGAAGCAGAGTATGCACTACTATTAATTACATATTCAATTTCATATTGCTGACTTGCAATATCAGGTTCGCCTGAAAGTCTAAATCTTTTTACCCCAATTGGTCCATTTGCATCTGTACCAGTTCTTAAGATAGTATTTAGTGTATGCGTTTCTCCAAACTCAGCAATCACTGCGCCTTCAATTTCTGGAAGGTATGGATAAGAAATCCAGTAGCCTGGTGTATACGATAGTACTGCTGTTCTTGCAAAGTAATCTCCGTTACTAGAGTTACCTGGCTTTTCATATTTAATTACAGAATGTGTTGCTTGGAATTCTGCGGCACCTTCTGTACCAACTTTTACATACGAGTTGTTTGAACTTGAATTTAGTGTACCAAACTTTGACCAAATAGCATGTCTGTTTATGTCATCAAATCTTGAATTACTAATAGTATTGTTGTATGGTCCTTTTTCTTGACCACTTCCTGCTAATGCATTTAGTGTGTTAAGGTTTGTTGCAAACGCAAATCCATAAGAGCAACTTGTAAACGAACAGTTGTCCCACATGTTATTATGGATATCCCAATCACTGCTAATGCCATAAGAGTAACCACTTACTTTACAGTTTTCAAATATGTTATTTTTTGTTTCAACAGTGCCACTAAGGCTATTCATTTCAATACCAACATCTGTAAGTGCTACTGCATTACCTGATACCCATGGTCCTGTTACTTCGACATCTCTAAACATACTGTCTTTACAATTCTCTAATATAAGACCTTTGTTTGGAACTGTAGTTTCTAAAGTTACACCTTCTAGTCTAATATCTGTTGCTTGGTTAACTGAAGTTGTACTTGCATCTGTTGCTGGAGCACCAGGAGTACTATTACTGTTTACAGTTTTAAATATAGTTGTACTAGCTGTAGATGTTCTAATAATAGTTTTTCCACTACCTGCTCCTACAATAGTTGCATAAGGTGGAATGTATATTGTATCGTCAACAATATATTCACCTGCTTCAAGATGTAAAACAATTTTACTCTGTGCGCTACCTTTGGTTGCTGAGTTCAAATATAGTTGATCAATTGCTGTTTGTAGTTTTGCTGTTGCTATTTGTGATGTTTGGCCTGTTAATCCAAATGAGCGTCCGCTAACTGTATCGTCTAATCTAGCTTGTAAACTTCTTACAATAGGTGTACTAACATCTCCACCTGTAACTATATAGGCATCGTCAGTTCTATAAGTGTATGCTTCAGTAAGTGAAAATATATTATCAAATTCTGTTAATATTTTTGTATTACCTACTGCTGGTGCACCTTCACTTACTGCTCCATTACCTATGTATAATTCTCTTGTGTCAACTGCCCAACCTAGCTCACCTGAAGCTAGTTGTGGCAATCCACTACCTGCGTTTTTTTGTCCTCTTCGGACTTGGATTCTACTTATTTGAACTACGGCCATATTGCTCTCCTGTTATACATATTTATCCGTGTTTTGAATAATATGCATAAACCCTTTCGTACCATTCGTTGCGCCATTCATCATATTCATGCGGCCATACATCAAACTGTTGATATGTTTCGCCACCTAGTATCATACCGTCATCTCCGCGGCTACACATAAAGATATGTCCTTCACGTATGTTAGTGCCGTAGATTTCGTTATGTGCTTCTGCATATGCTACTAACTGTAAGAAGTAGTTCTGTACATACTCTAGTTTCTTAGGCTTGTTAGTTTGCTTAAAGTCCATAATACAGGGTTGGCCTTTGTATACTCCTACAAGATCAGTTGTTCCTGCGTACATTTGAGGCACGTAAAGCGCCACTTCGCTACCCCATATCTCATCTACATCGCCCATAGCATTGTCGCGAATCTGTGTAGCCATTGCATGTGCTTTTTTAGCAAATGGATTGCTACCTGGTTGCGGCCACTCGCCAAACTCTACATAGTCTTCCAAATACTTGTGCATCCGTGTGCCAACACCTGCAGCTTCAGTAGTAATTTCTCGTGCTTTAGTTTCGCCTACACGCTTGCGCCATGCAATAAGTCCTGACTTGTCGCTTGTAGCATCAAGGATAGTTGTAACACTAGCCACAGCACCACCGTCAGGAGTTTGATAAAGGCGTTTACCATTAACTTGTTTTCTGTTTATTGGTTTGTAATCAAATTTATTAAGTATCAGACTCATTGTCATCCTCGTACATATCAAAGTTTTCCATAAAAGGATCATGCATATAATAAGGATCGACATTACTAAATGGATCATCTTGTGCGTCAACTGTATGTACTTCAGGCACATAATGTTTAATCATATTTTCAACACCCATTTTTAGTGTCATTGTTGATCCAGCACATCCTGAACATGCACCTCCTAACTCAAGCAATAATTTACCATTGTCATATTGCAAGAATTCAATGTTGCCGCCATGAGTTGCAACACTAGGTTTAACATGTGTTTCAATTAATTTTTTTATTTGTTCAATGATTTCTTCGTCATTTCTAGTTGTCATATAGATGAGTTCTCCTTAATTGTTATTATTATACAACAAAGAGCATTGAATGTCAAGTGTTTTTATTAAAGATTATCGCTAAGATTTGTTGCAGACTTAGCCATCTGTGATACTGTTTTGCCACCGTCTTGTGAATCACCTTGCGGAGTATCACTAGGTGTCTTCTTAGTTTTAGGCTCAATGCCCTTTTCACTAAAGTTTGCAATCATTGATTTTACTCTTGCATCAGTATCATATGCAGCTTTGAATGTATCATATCCAAACTGTTCGCCGCCTACGTTTTGCATGAGTTTGTTTAAGTCAATGTTACGTGCATCAGGTCGAAGATCTTCACCTTTAGGTTGTGAAAAGTGTAAGAACAGTTGTTCGCCTTTTTGATCAGCTTGCCCTATTATAGTTCTTAATACATGAACTAGTTTAGGAGATGCTGTTACTGCATCTTCTTCTTTGAGAATGTCGGACATCAACATGGTTGTATCCTTACTTACGACTTGATAAAATAGTGCCTAGTCTACGTGATAAGTTAATTGACTCACGCTTTGCTCTACCTGCTTCGTCTTCACCGCCCATTGCTGCTTCAGCTGCCGCAAAGTCATCTTCTGCTGGTGCTTCTGCGTCTACTGTTGGTTCCATGTCTGCATCCATTGCAGGCTCATCACCCATAGGCTCTATTACTTCGCCTTCACCTGTAAGTTGTCCTACTCCAGTTGTTAGTGCAACTCTTGTTTGCTCCATTGCTGCGTATAATGATTCTAGTGCTGGCTTAACTGTTTGTGTAAATGTTTCACTTTGTGCCGCACCCATTTCATCACGGATAGCATCAGCTAGTTCTAGCATTGATTCACTTTGCATTTCTGCTGTGTCTTCCATCCAACCAGTTAATCTATCAACCATGTCTTTAGAAGCCATTACTAGTTCTGCTTTATCTTCTTCACCTTCAATTAGTTTAGTAAAATAATTGTTGATGATGTCTTTACCTTCGTCTAAATGTTTTGATTCTTTCATGTAGTCTGACTCCTTAACCCAGCAATCCTGTGTAGGATCATTACAATCGTTTTTGCAATCTGTTGTTGGCTTACCAAATGTATCGCCACACTCTTTACATACTGCTTTTACTGTACCTTCTTTAACTACAGCTTCATTCTTCTTTTTCAAGAACGCTGGCTTGTCGTCTGACTTATCATCAGGTGTACCATTGTCGTCCATTGGCATCTTGCCGTCTTTTGGTGTTTTCGCTTTATCTTCTTTGTCAGATGATTTACCTTTTTTCTTGTCTTGATATGCTTTAAGACCTGCTGGAATTTCACCTTCGTCAATTTCGGATCTTTCACTTATCGCTGCATTAAGAACGTCTAGGAAGAGTTTGTTCTTACTGTAGGTTTTGTTTTGTGACAATCCTGAAAAACTTTCATTAGTTTCGATGTCGCTTAATTTTGTTCTTAGCTTGTTTCTAGCATCTTGAAGTTGTTCAAGAGTAAACGTGTCAACGTTTAACTTAGTGCCATATTTTTTTGCCATTGTTTCATTCAGTGTTTTTGAGTTCACTGGTTTGTTAATATCTCTAATTTGCATATCTACTCTTCCCTAGTATAATGTTGTTATAGTTATTTATCACTGTGATTAAAATATCATACAGTCAAGATGGCGCTTTGCGTCTTCAGTGCGTGTTTTTGCAATATCTAGCCGCATTTCGCTTACTTCTTTTCTAAATTCGTCCTTAGTAGTGCGTACTGCATGGCTAAAAAACAATGCATCATTGTAATTCTTTTCAATTACTTTGTCAAGGCTTTCAGCTTGTGACACTAAATTTCTGCCATCTGCTAGATTTTTAGCAATAGCAACGGCAGCAGTTTTACTGAATACGCAACTTACAGGTTGTTTATTTTTTATATCAAATATGTTATATCCGTGTCTATTTTTGCGTATAACATAATTACCTATGCGTATACTGTTGCCCTTAGCATAGGGAAACATTGAAGGATCTAAGTTTTCTTCAATTATTTTTTGTAAATCTTTGAGTACTTTTTTGTCAATCATTCCTAGCAACCATTATAACATTATTTGATTTTATTTTACTTACCAGACTCTTGCGGATAAGGTTGTTCATAATGACTTGTTGTCTTTCAGACAAACTTGCTAAAGGAACCGGAGCAGTTAGTTTACTAAGCTCTTCTAATTCCTCATTAGTTTTATAAATCTTAAAATCTCTAATTAACTCATTAAGTTTCATGTTATTTTATGGCTGCTAATTGTGTTTGTAGCATTTTCTTTTGATCATCAATTGCTTTGATTTGATCTTGAATTTGTTTTCGCTGTAACTGTGCATTTTTCTTTGCATCAGCTGCGGCTTTTTGTGCTGTTGCCGGCGTTGCTCCTGCTGGCGTTGCTGAAGTAGTTGGTCCAGCAGTTGATGCTGGTGTAGGCATTTGCCCTGGTGTTGGCATTGGACTTCCTGGTGTTGGTGTTGGCATCTGCGGTGCTACTTCATTCATTTTCATATCTTTTTCCTACCTCTTGCTCTGGGTTTATTCATTGAGCTTACTCTTTTTGACACAGGATTAATACGTTTTGTTATTCCTGATTTACGTGCCATCATTCCTGACTTTGCTGTGCGTGTTTTCTTAAAACTTGCACTCTTAGATATATTTATCGGAGCATTACATGCTGCAGGACTTGCTCTGACTTGTCCTTTGCGAGCTCCATGTGTACATCTAAACTTTAAACTTTGTCCACCACTGGTACGTTTATAAGCACGTTTTGTTACTTCTGCTACTATCATCGTTTATTTAAACTCTTTAATCTAATGCTTGCAGGGTTAGTTCTTTTTGTTTTGCGTGACTTTCTAGCCATCTTTGCACCTAAGCGAGCTCTTGTGATTTTCATCTTAGCTCTCTTCTTAATATCTATAGGAGTAAAGCATGCTGTTGGTGACGGAACAATTCTTCCGTGTTTTCTGCCGCCTGTACAACGGAATTTACGTACTAAAGAAGATCCTTTTCTAGCCCAGATCTGCTTTTCGTCGAGTGATGTGATTTCTTGTACTATCATAGTACATGTATTTATAAAATTTTAGGAAAGGTTAATTAAAATTACGACTATGGTTGATAATAGTCCTGCTACTATAGTGCCTGCGGCTCCAATAATAACTTTGGTCATTGACTTCTGACCTGATGTAATATCGCGGTGAATATGTTCTACTTTGTTTTCGATGTTTACCATACGAGTCTCAAGGTTCTTATACCGTTGCTCGCATAGGTCAACATGCGCTTCTAAGTTTTCTTTTTCTAAAGCTGTTGTAGACATTAGTTATTCTCCGTTGTAATTATTTATCATTAGTTTCGAAAATAATGTTACTGTCATTTGGATTTTTAGTGCAAAATATACTATTATGTATGTTTGCTGTTTCGTTTAAATTAGTTATTACTGGTACTAGATCAAAGTCGTCGTTTAACATGTCTACAGTTAATGCGCCTTCGTATGGATTATCAAATTCAAATGTCCATACTCTTTGCTTGCCTTTAATTGCATCGCCAAATGTAAGTTTGCTTACGTCTTTAATTGATTCAGTCAAACCTATTGGATCAACGTTAGCTCGTAATCCAATTGTTTGTATTAATGTATTATAGTTTGCTTGCTGATCTAAACTAAGTTTGTCTGCTTGGCCACGCCTTGCATTAGTTTCAGTTATGTCAACAACAGTATGTATTATAAATCGCATACTGTATTTACAGAGATAAAAAAAAGGCCCAGTAAAAACTGAGCCTTTTCGTTGTAATTTATATTACGTTATTACGCTGGGTTTTGATCGAAGTCAACTACTACTGTAAATGCTTGACCATAAGGTGTAGTTGCGTCACCGCCACCTTGTAGTGCAAAGTGCATTACACCTGCGTTGTTAGCTGTTCCAGCTACTGCTGCGATTGTATGTCCAGCGTGTCCAGCTGCGTCAATGATTGCTGTTAAAGCTGCGTCATTTGCTACTGCTGCGTCTGTTACGATTACTTGTGTGCGTGGGCCTAGGCCGTTTCCTGCTTTACCTACTGCGTTGTTTGTTACTGATGCCATTTTTTTTCTCCTGTTATCTTAAATGGTCCCTCCACTCTCTGTGAAGTTCTACATTTGTATTTAGTCTCTTAGTGAAAAAAGCTAGTCTTTGAGTGTTTTTTGGGCTCTTTTGTGTAAAACACGCAATTGATTGATATATGCAGGGCCTGCACGTACAATATCGTGTACCATTTTAATAATAGGCAAATAACCTTTTACAAATGATCCTGGTATGCTTACACCTTGTGTTGCTAGTTGTACAACCTTACGTGCCATTACTAAATTACTGTTGCCAACTAAAAACTTATAGTTTGCTACATCTGACAAAGCGTCTGTAGGAATATCTGCAACACTTACTGTTGGTTCAGTATCAATAACAGATGATGTCTCTAAGTCTTTTAAGACTGTAAGTTTTTCTAAGTCATCAATTATATCACTTGTTCTAAGTTTTGCTCTTGCCGCTATTACAAGTCTAGTTACAGTTTTTTTAACCAACGCTGTACTTAGACTAGATAGGTTTGTAATATTTCGACGTACTTGCTTATATTCTTGATTGCTTATACTTAAACTATTTTCAACACTTATTAACATTTGAGCTGAGTCTGTGATGTTAGAACCGTTAGCTAGTTTTGCTAGATACCTATTCACAACCATTGTAGGAAGTGTAGTGCGCTTACGCATTTGTGCAGCTGCACCTGGATCTTTCAGTTTGTTTAGAGCTTTTTCATCACCGTTTACAAAATATATAAAATTATATAAATCGGTTCCTGACATCCTAAACATATTAAAGCCAGCATACTTGCCTGTGTTCTGTGCATACTGCTTTGCTGCATTAGCAGATGTTGGAAACTTTCTAAGAAGTTCTAGTATTAACAAAGAGAGATACAATCTTTCACAGCAATCGGTATATGTCAAAACTCTTATGTTTTGATCATTGCGTGTGAGGCGTGCCTCATGTATCTCTTGTATAAAATCCATTACTGGCCTTTAGCAAATGCTACTGCGTCTCTGTCTATGTCTGCGTCACTTGGTTCGTTAAAGTCATCATCGTCATTGTCTTTATCATCTAAGCCACTATCAGCATGATCTTTTTTAAGGTCTGTATGTACATCACCAATCTTATCTGCATAAGCCATTAGTTTCTTAATTACTTCTGCTGATACACCTGTTTTTTTAACAAGTTCTGCTAAATTTGTTGCGCCAAATAATGCTCCAAAGTTAGTAAGTTCGTTACCTACTTTTGACATTACGTTTGACAATGCATCATCTTTTGTAGTTGCGGCTGCATTCATAAGTGTTCTACCCATGTTAGCAAGTTTACGCTGTTCTGGTGAAAGACCGAAGTTATCATTTACTTCGTTTAGTATATCGTTCATTTTCATAGTTTTTTCCTATCTTTGTATTGATCTATTTGCTTTAGTAAAACTAGCTCTTGGTACTAACTTGATATCACCTTTAGGGTGTGCTAGTACATATCCTTCTCCGCCAGCGGCATGGGCATCTTGTGACACAGGTCCATGGCTGCCAATTTCAGATGTTACATCTGCATCATGACTATCAAACTGATTTATCACTTTGTCTTTGATTGTCATAATACCTGAAACAACTTTCCACATTGCATCAAAGGCTTGTTTGTTTTGTCCTAGATACTCTGCTATCTTTTGTTGTTTCTTTGCACTGACTTTGCTAGTTTTAATCCATTGTAAGAAGTCTGCGCCAATATTTGCTAGTCCACTGTCAACTTTACCGTTTAAGTATGTGTAAAATATTTGTGGTAAATCTTTCATTTGCATTTGTGTAAGAGTGTTAACATCTAACATCTTATCAATGCCTTGTGCATGTTGTGCAACTACAGCCTTTAACTGGTTTATATCTTCATCTTCAATCTCAGCTGGCTTTGAAACTGTTACACTAGGGAATATCATTACATCATTGCCTAACATTTGTAGGTCTTTTGGTACAGGAGATTGATTACCTTGTTCGTCTAATAGTCTATGTACAACTATTCCTGTTTTAGATTGACTAATACGTTTTCCTAAGTCACTGTCAACATCTACTTTATATGTAACAATGTTTGGAGTAAATGTATATTTGCCATCAATTACTTTAGGTGTGTTATAATATAACAAGTCGCCCATTAAGTAACCTCTAAAGTCTTTAGGAGTAGCTCTTTCATACTCATCAAAGATATCTTTCATATTAGTAGCAAATGCTATTCGTGTTGGATCTTCTTTGTTTGCTCCACCGCTTCTGTTAAGGAGATTATTAGCAAGTTCGTCACCGCTTGTTGCTCGTTCAACTCCGCCTTTTTTAACAAAGCCTGACTTGTCTGTAAGTATAAACTCTCCATTTTCATTGCGGCCAAAAACGAGGGCGGGAGATCCGTCCCATTTAACTGTGACATTAGTGTGTCCTCCTTGTTCCATTTGCTTTAATGATTCTAATGCACGGATTGCTCCTTTAGAACCTTCCCAAAAGATAATGTCTTCAGCATGATCAATTCTAGCACCTTCTTTAAGATGTACTTTAGATTCTACTAATTTAAATTCACGGTATCGCATTTACGCTGTACCTCTAATATCATTTAGACCTTGAAGAGCTGCTTGTGCGCCAATTCCTGCTTTGTTGTCTAGTACACCTGCATAAGCACTACGTCCATTTGTCTTTGGAATACCTGCCCAGGTACCTGCTAGTCTGTTTAAAAATTTTTCATTACTCATTGATCCACTTAGCCATCTATCTAATCCGTGATTTGCACGTAGATGAAAAATTGCTATCTCGTCTTGTAGTTTAGGTGTAAATTTTTCTTTGGAAGTGTCTAGTCCCATTTGTTTTACAACACTTGATAATGTTTTTCTAATGTATTGATAGCGTCCACTTGCACTTGAACCGGAAAATCTTCCACGTTCTCTTTGGTCAGCAGCTAATTCATCTAGAGTCATATCTAATATTTCTGGTCTACGTTTGCCTGGATAAACTGCATCATAGCGTCCACCTGACTCAGGTCCTGCTATTAGATCTAATACTTTTCCAACCTTACCTTGTGTAACACTGTCTTGTGATAGTTGCCCTAGTTCAGAACGCTTGTTTGTTGAAGGAGTATATGTATTTTTAGCTTTTGGAATAGTACCCGAGCTTACACCTGCAATAGTTTGTAAAGACTTAGCATCAACTTCTTGACCATTTCCTTGTATTTTGTAGTCTTTCTTAAATGCGTTAACAGCCTTTGCTGTTCTTGGACCGTACTTGCCGTCAACACCTGTGCTACCTACTGAGTATCCTGCAGACTGTAATGCTTTTTGTAATTGTTTCACTGCATCTGTTTGTTCCGGTGGATAAGGTGGGCCTGCTTGTAAGCCAGCACTCATATCATCTATTTCAGTTATATTAAACTCATCTAATCTCATTTACGCATCCTAATTCCAGTCTGAGCCATAACTGAACTGTTTAAAGTTAATCCACTTAGCTCTTTAATTCTTAAGAGTTGTTTATCTTCTAGTGTTGTATACCCATTTTGTTTTGCTTCAGGAAGTTTCTTACCTTCTTTTTCTAATTGGAATTCAAACTGTGCAACTAGTTCTTCATAGTTAGGTTCGTTTGCTCTTAGGAAAGCAATCATACTTTCAACTGTGTTAGTATCTTCTTCAGTAGCACCTTTACCTAATAATATTTCTGGGATACCTTTTGACCAATCATCACTTACAAGTTGGTCACCATTGTTTGGATCAACAATACCAAACTTAGGACTCATCTTATATCCGCGTCCTCTTGCAAGGCTTGCTAGTAACATTGCTCTCAATGCTCCGCCATACTGATCAGTGCCGCCACGCTTGGCTCCGCGTTGATAGTCTGGATTGGCTGTAAACATAAAGTCTGTCTGTACAAATCCTTTTTGATCTGTTCCATCAATAGGTGTACGAAAGTGAACTTGGTCACCTGCGTTATGGATCCATCCGTCTTGCTTGGTGCGCCCTTTGTTCATAATTTGATCTTCTGGTACACCTTGGCTTTTTAACCAAGCACTTAGTTTAGCAATCAATTCTTCTTTGCTTACCTTGTTTGCATCTGTGTTTAAGTCTAAGTCACCTGAGCTATTCTTTTCAAATGCCCCGTCGGGGTCATTCTTCTTACCTGTTGTGCCTAACCAGTCTTCTTCGTCAAAAGTTAATCCTGTTATCTTTTCAATAAACTGTATAGTAGGATGCACATCGGGCGTTGCGATGCGTTGTGTCATCATTTCCTTTTCAGGCTCAGTTTTAAATACGTTGCCGCCTTCACTTAGTATCATTATTCTTAGCCTCTATTACTTTTTTAATTCCACGTTTAAATTTGCGAGGATCGCCACTTTTAATTGCATTAATAAATCGACGTTCAAGCTCACTTGCTGTAACATCATCATAAGTTTCTGATATCCGATTTAGTAGATTTATACTACTTTCAATAATATTACTAGCTGAAGACTCTATTAAACGATCATTATTGTGTTTACGACCTAAACTGTTTAATTCTTCTAAAATTGACCTTGTGCGTTTTTTCATGTTAATGCTCCGTACATGTATTTAGCGTTTCGATAAATATGATTGTAATAGATAAGGGAGGGCGTATGAGTATATCAAAACTAAATTTTAATGAGAGATCCCTATTATTTGCTAAACTTGCTAGTATAGCATATTGTAACATGAAAGATGCTAAGAGTCAAGCAAAGAAATTAGGGTTTACAACAACTGAGTTTTATGAAAAAGACGGAGCACAAGCATACCGTTTTATGAATAAAGACGATCTAGTAATTGCATGTCGTGGAACTGAACCAACAGAATTCAATGATATTAGTGCAGATCTAAAAGCAATACCAGTAATGGCAGAAACAATATCAAGAGTACATCAAGGTTTTAAAGCAGAAGTAGACGAACTATGGCCTGCTATCACAGAAGACATTAACCGTAAAGCAAACTTAGGCAAGACACTATGGTTCTGTGGACACTCACTAGGAGCGGCAATGGCAACTATAATGGCAAGCCGTTGTTTACATGATGAAGAACTTAACGATCCGGTTGAACTGTATACATTTGGTTCACCACGTGTGGGTTGGAGAGGTTATGTTAAGAGCTTAGGTGTAACACATCACCGTTGGAAGAACAACAATGACATTGTTACTACTGTTCCTCTTTGGGCAATGGGGTATGTACATCACGGAAATGAACACTACCTAAATGCTTATGGTAAGTATAGAAAGCCTACAGGTTGGCAGTTGTGGAAAGACAAGTGGCGTGGAATATGGATGGGCCTAAAGCAAGGTAAGATAGATAGCTTTGGTGATCATTCAATGACTGAGTATATCAAACACATTAAACAAATAGACTAGATACAGACTCTTCGTTTGTAACTCGACGCATTGCTTCGCCAAACAAAGGCGCGACACTAACCTGTCGTGTCTTTTTGCAGTTCTTAGGACAACGATTAGCAATTGAATCAGTAACTACTAATTCATCTAGCACTGACTTTTCAACTTTTTGACATGCTTCACCTGACAATACACCGTGTGTGATATAAGCACGAACACTTAGGGCTCCTGCTTTCATAATTGCTTCAGCAGCTTTACATAGTGTTCCACCCGAGTCAACAATGTCATCAACTAGAATAGCATGTTTACCTTTAACATCACCAATCAAGTTCATAACTTCACTCTTGCCTGCTTCAGGACGCATCTTATCTACAATAGCAATGTCTGCATGAAACATGTCTGCAAACTTTCTAGCTCGTACTGCACCACCTGCATCCGGGCTTACAAATACTGTACCTTCTGTTGTGTCAACATTACGTTTGATGTCTTTGGCAAATACAACACGGCTTGTTAAATCGTCCACTGGAATATCAAAGAAGCCCTGTATCTGTCCTGCGTGTAAATCCATTGTAAGGATTCTATCTGCACCTGCTGTAACTAATAAGTTAGCAACTAGTTTTGCTGTGATAGGTGTACGTGAAGCACTCTTACGATCTTGTCTAGCATAACCAAAGTAAGGAATAACTGCTGTAATTCTACTTGCACTTGAACGTCTTGCCGCATCAATCATTATCAACAGTTCCATCAAACTATCATTAACCGGCATTGCTGTGCTTTGCACTATAAAAACATCTTCTCCTCTAATGTTTTCATTAAACTCTACACTTGTCTCTCCGTCTGCAAATGTAGAAACTGCCGCTGGAACAAGATCAGCAAAACAATGCTCTGCGATCTCTTGTGCTAATTTCGGGTTAGCATTTCCCGTAATGATTTTCATTTTCAAGTGGTTCCCTTTCTGATACGTTGGTTGTATTCAATTGCGTTTTCTAATATGGATAGGTTACTGTCAACACGCTTGCTTGATGTAACAAAGGCTTCTGTGTCTTTAGGAAAACAATGTCCTCCAAAGCCTCGTTCATCTGTTATAGTAGTGTGACTATCTCCTATCCTGTTGTCTATTGTAGTATACTGTCTTACCTTGTTATAGTCAACATTTAATTTGGTACACAAGTCATTGATTTGATTGAAGTACGCAACCTTGAGTGCCAAAAAGCTGTTGCGAGCATACTTGGCTAGTATTAATTCTTGTGCGGTTGCTATATCAATATCAATCTTACCCATTGCTGTAACAAAGATGTCAGCCCAAAAGCCTGTGTTACCACTACCTAGTAATATTGTCTTTGTGTTTTGAAAGTCTTCCAGTGCTGTTGCCGCCCTTAGAAACTCTGGAGAGAAAGTTATACTTGTGTGAGGGAATACATGTTTCAGCATGTCCCATCCTTCAATACTGATTGTGCTTTTAATTAGTATTGGTACATTTGGATTGTCTTCGATGATACAATACACGTTGTCCATATGACATCCGCCGTGTGATCCTCTAGGTGTACTAACACAAATAATAATTGCATCTGCATGTCTTAGGTCACCGTAGTGTCCTAGTGCAGGATCATATATAATTAAGTCGTGATAATCCTTTAACACATTCTCGTGTGCCTTGCCAACAAAACCATAACCAGCTATTCCTATTTTCATTTTTTTCCTAACATAGTTCTATTTCTTTTAATTTATCTTTTACTATAATATTGTGCCATTCTGTTAATGACAGATCCTCATCTGTATATGCATAATAAGGCTGTACACTATTATAATGTATAGGATCTTTCCAACCTACATAGTCTTGTAATTTATTTTTAACTACAAAATCTCTAACATCTTTATCCCATTTTGTCCGTTTCTGTTTACACATTTTACCATTATCTATATTTTCACTCCAAGACCATATTGTTTCTGTACTCATACTCATTTGTGGTCTTAAATTTCCGTTCTTGATCATATCTACATCATTATCTTTTACTGCGTGTAGTAAGTTCTTCCCTACAGTGGCATACCCAACTTGTAGTGTTGCTTTGCTTGGCCGTCGGTTATATGCAAATAGTTTTCGGAGTTGTGGATAAATTACTGCCCTGTCACTTATATTATTTTCGCCTATATAAAATACTGAGTAGGCGTCATTGTCTTTATGAAATAATGCATTCTCAAGTTCGTGTACTAGAAAGTTAACATCTGAAAGTAATGTTCTTATATTTTTAGTTTGGTTGTCCCAAGAGTCATCTTCAGCACGATATAGTTCTTCAACAACATGAAATCCTTCGTGTATACGATTTAATATGTCTTTGTCTAATTTTTTTGGTATCTTGGGCATATCTATATTGTATGAAGATATTTTTTCAACTTTATGTCTTAGCTGAGTTTCTATTTTTTCTGTATCTGCAAACATACTAAAACTATTATGCGATGCTCTAATGTTTTTCTCACGCTTATTAATTACATCAAACATTGTTTTACCAACGATATCATCTGTGAAAGTAAAACTAACCTTCTTACCAGAATTACTTATCAAATTCATCTTTGGCATTCATTTTTTTCCTAGTGTTTTTAACATCTTCTCTTGATCTCTACGTTTAACAAATTTGTCTTCGTCTGCGTATGTACTACACTTTTCTAATGCATCTTCACAATACCAAAGTATTTGATACAAGTCTTGTTTGCAACCCCATGTTACAAATCCATCCATCCTAGCATCGTTTGCACCGTAGGTGATCTTATCAATGTTATTTTTTACTTCTTGTAATGACCAATCTTTTATCATACTAGTATATATTAAGGCAGAGCCGTTGTACCCTGCCTTAATGGTTACAGTCCGTTTGGAACTATAACATAATGTATCATCAATACTACACCTACTGATGCACCCAAGCCAATCATCATTTTGAAGAAGTCTTTGGTCACTAATGGAAACACTGTTTTGAACTTGTGCTTGCCTGTCATAGTTGCCATAGCAAGTTCACGTCCACATAGTAGTCCTACGAACACCCAAGTTGTTGACATAGGTATATCGTTTAGTTCTTTAAAGAAAAGCAAGATTAAAAAGTAAACACAATCAATAATTGTAGCACTACGAACATATCGAGTGTTGTGCTTTTCAATTACAATGTTTTGTATCTTACCTCCGCCTTCTCGGAACATATATCCTAG